AGCCATAATTAATTCCCCTTGTAAGAGAGTGGGGTCATTACACCCCACTCACGGTTATATTATTTTACCAAGTATCTCCTGAAGCAAGGTTCTTGCCTTGCATAAAGTCAATCTTGATCCATGCTTGCCCAGCTGTAGATAATGCTCCAGTTGGGGTATAAGTCAATACTGCCTGTACATCAGAGTTATAAGAAACGCTGTCTGCACCAGTCTCAGATTGAGTTACACTTTTCCAAACTGCATTTTGTGTAGCATCCACAGTTACAGCTCCACCAGTATTACCAGTAGTTGTAACTGCACGCATAACGCCAGTAGCAATGTCTGCTAAATAATCCTGATCATCAGATTTTCCAATTTCCATTGGATCTGCTGTTCCAGCATTAAACGCTTCGGCCACCCACACCTTAATACCAGTAATGGTAGATTGGTAAGGAATAGTTCCTATCGCTCTGCAATAAACATCCGCTGCCACAGCCGCTGTTCCAATGGTAATATTACCAGTGGTAGCCGCACTTGTAGCGATTTTAGTTACAGTTTTAAAATTAGCGGCTGTACTATTAGTAGAATATACAGTTGTGCTATTTGGTCCTGTGACCGTTTCGCTTAAAGCTTTACCGTTAACATCTGTTCCTGTGATGGTAAATGTGATTCCTGAATCATCGCCATCACTTGTAATGCCAATTTTTCTTGCCCACGCTCCGTCAGCAGTTCCTGCTGTTCCAGAAACTGAAGGTGCATAAACTGAATTACCATTAATGGTAGCAGTTAAAGCTCCATTCAAATTCATATTAGCTGCTGCTGAAGTTGTTTGAGAAGCACAAATACCGTCTGTATCTGCCGCTGTTGGTTCTTGAAAATAACGAGCTAATGAGTTTGATACCCAGTTAGTGTCTGTTAAGTCTTTACCGCGATAGCCACCTGACGTGGCTCCGCTAATTACTGGACCCGTTTTTACCGGACCCGAAAAAGTCGTGTTACTCATGTTTTCTCCTTGGTTGTATAGACCTTTTGTTATGCTGTCTCTATACCGTCTGCCTAGCCAGTCTGCATAACTATTTTACTAGGATTGGAAGGGCGAACTTACTTCGCCCTTCCTTAATTGTTTTATGCTCCTGGTGAAGCAAATATTCCACGCCAGTCAGACCAACCGAAGCTGTATCTTTCTCTTGCTTTATATCTAACATTACCAGTATCGAAGTCGCCTTCCATTGCTGTTCGAATAGGTGCTCTAGTGAAGTGTTTAAGTCCATTAGGAGCATCTGTTTTAATGAACCAAGCATCAGTATCAGTTAGGAAGTTATTTACAGTATACCCTTCAGGTACCATTCCCATTGATTTGATTGCATTGATATCATTATCAGCAGTGCCTACTCTACCTGCAGATTTCATTAACCTTTCAGCAACAAATTGTAGATTGACAGGAATAAGCATTTTCATTCCTCTAAGAGCGATTTTTAATCCTCTTTCGTCTTTCATATCAGCAATGTCGATAAGTGCTTGCTCGAGCGAAGTTTCGTTCAAGTCAGCAGCAGTTGACAATTCGTTTTTTTGGTTTCCACTAAGAGTTGGGTGATCAGTAGCGCAAAGCTCCTTTGCATCCCCACCTAAGTAAGAAGAATTGAATGCTCTATTAAGAATATTCGCTCCTTTTACTTGTTTAGTGTTAGCCATTGAACGTGCCAATGCTTTTGTATATCGAGTGCTTAATTTATCGTAAAGGTTGTCCTCTACAGCTTCTTCAGTCAGCGAAAAAGCCAAAGCAATGGTCTCGTTGGTATACCTAGCAGTGTAAGTTTCTTGAGCATCGTCGTAGCTTACGCCTTGACCCTCAGGTTTTACAGCTGCATTGGCAAAACCACCAAGCATCACTTCTTCTTCGAATGCACGGTCAGAACTTTCAGTATTGAAAATTTCTGCCGCTTGATTTTCGTAACGGTCGTATTCCAACCCGAACAGTGCATTTAACCCTGGTTCGAGCTCTTTGACCAATTGCATTCTTGAAATTACCATTGTTCAATATCTCCTATAGGTTAAATTCCAGCAGCGTTATTGTAGTACAGATGCTCATTGAATCTTACAATCCAATTTGAATTAGCACTAGAAATATCGCTATTATCTGGATCTTCACATATTCTGACAATTCTTAATTGAGCAGTTCCGCCAGCGACGGATCCTAACTCAGATTTAGATTGACCATTGATAGTGGAACCGGCAGCATATACTTGGTCAGCGTTATCGCCAACAGCAGTTTGCGCCAATGTTCCATTAGCTTGAATTATGAAGAGTTTATTCGGATCATCATAGACGAACGCTTCAATATCACCCACGGTAGGCGTAATGCTACCAGGGTAGTAATTTTTCCACGTTGGTTTTTGAGTAGTAGGATCATTATAAAAGCAACCGTTGAAAACTCCAACATTTGATGTAGTAGTATTACCACTTACAGTTATACAACCAGAAGTTTCTAATTGTACAATGTCACCTTTATAAATAACATCAGTTTCACCTGAAGCTATTTTATATTTGGAAGTTCCACCATTTTGGATTTCACTTCCCAATTCCCCTACAGGTCTTAAACCAAATGGCGCGTCTTTATTAGCCATGATTTTTCCTCATAGTAAATTGTTATTACACACCCCTCATGAGTGTGTAAAAATTGTGTAACTTATGTGCGAGGAAACTTAATTAGGTTTCTTGCCACCAAATGTTACGCGAGATGCCCGGCTTTCATTTTGTACGGGCATGCTAGGATGTTGATCCTTCAAAGGGTCGTTGGCGATTGCATCATCTTTATCTTGCGTTAATTGTGCAAAATGAGCTGAGCGTTCTTTAACGGTTTCCTGAGGAATTCGCGCTAGCATTAAACCTCCAACAGCTATAACACCATTATATTTACCTGAATCAATTTGGGGCCATTCAGTATCAGGATATTGATCCCCTCGGACAAATTCCCAACCTTCGCGTAGTCTAGCGGATACATTTTTTTGATCCATCTGTCCTACAGATTCAGCCCTTATCCAGCGATGGACAAAGCCAGCTGGCGCAGGTGGTGCGTCTAGTTGTGACGGCGGAGCCCATGGTTTCCTTCGAGAAACTTTCTCTCGGGTTTCAGACTCGCGTGATGGTAGTTTATTATTCGTTTGTGTTTTCATAATCATATGCCTACTCCTTCACGTACTTCGCATATTCGCTTAGTGGCACACCTAATTTTTTTGATATAGCTACTTGTGAGGGTGTGAGTCTCACAGTGCCACGGCGCCCTTTAATGGGTCCACCTCTGTTAGCAGAGGCAACCATTTGAGTAGGCGAAACTTGTTCAAACTTATGAGGAAATGTATCCTTCATCCGTTTGTCTATTTCATTATAGTACATATCGGACGTGGGGTCAAATCCTTCTTCCATCAGTTTACGATGAATTGAGAAAGATGTCAAGGTCATTGGTTCATCTTCACCAAACCACTTGTTCTTATCCGCCCAGTCTTCCGCCTTTGGATCAGGAGGAGGTGGGGGTGGTGGTGCTTGCTGGTACTGTGGTTGTCTAGGCATTTGGGGCTGATTTGGGTTAACTCCTCGTGCCACCATTTCCTTTTTCAACCTTTCACGTTGTGCTTGTGTTGACTTGACACGCTCTGACTCAATGGCCAAACGCGCCAGTTTTTGCTGTGCATCAACTTGTGCATCACTATCACCTAGTTCAACAGCTGCTTTTAAAGCTTTTTTAGCTTCCTCAGTTTGTGCTTCAACACGTCCAGCGAATTCATTAATGTAACCAGTATCAAGGCTTTTTGCCTTGTAGCGCATTTTCTGTGCATCAGTTTGCACTCCTTGCGCATACTCAATGGCAGCCTGTTCACGTCTTTCTGATTCTCGTAATTTCTTTGTTAATTTATCAATACGGGATTGAACCTTTTTCCCGTAATCCTCCATGTCTTCAGTAGAAGCTGTTTGAGAGTCTGTTATAACTTCCGTCTCAACTGCCTCCGGTTCTGAATCAGGATTAACTCTTTTTTCCGTTTGTTTGGGAAGCTCCACATCAATGTGTGTCCCTTCCGATGGAAGGTCAACCATCTTTGCGTCTGCTTCTGATTGTGGCTCTACTTTCGTTTGAGTTTCTGCAGGCATATATCCTCCTGTTATTTATACTGCAAGATATCCTCTGGGTCTTTTACCACAGCGATTATCTCGTCATCATTTAATATTCTCACTTCACCACCTTCTATTCCAAATCTTGAACCGGCGTAACGACCGAATATAATCCAGTCATTTTTCTTACACCAGGGTCCACCTGGAAATCTCTTTTCATCTTTGTAGGCATCGGGCCCAACTTTTAGGACTAAACCAGTAACGGTTGTATATCCCCTCTCCTCTATTGTCTCATCAGACAGTATTATTCCACCCTTTGTTTTTCCTTGGCCTTTGTATGGGAGAATAAGAAGCCTCCATCCAGTTGGGTCAGGTAAACGTTCTAATACCTTATCGGTAGGAAGGTGCTCTATTTTGTCTGTTGCTTCTGCTTGAATTTTTTTAAGAAAGCGGTTTTCTTTGTCTTCCGCTACTTTGTTATTTTCGTTTGCCTCTTCTGATAAATCTTTTTCTTCGAGGGCAAATCTACGTGCTGGTATCTCCGTCATAATCTTTCTGCAGGTCTTGTATTTCCTGTTCCATAATTGCGTAGGCTTTAAATTCCCCTACGGTTTTGTTATATTCATCCCAGCTGGGCAATCCGGCTGCAATGACTTCTTTCAGTTCTTCACGTCGTCCACGAATCTTTTTCAAGATCCGATAAATGGCTTTGGTTTCTTCCACTATTTTTTCTTTTTTACCTTACCACCGTGCATTTTTTTACTAATTTTGCCACCTTTTTTAGCCATAGTTTGAGCTCCTGAATAAGCAGGATTTCCCATCGCTGTTTCCATGCCTTTACTCATGGCACGTCTGCCAGCCATAGAACCGCTAGCTCCTGGATGTCTTGCTCCTAATGACTCATCGAGTCTGGCGTTATAGCCTTGTTTCATTGGTCCACCGGCCATCATTTTTTTAATTTTTCCACCCGTAGCTTTTTTTGTTACTCCACCTTTTTTATAGGTAGTAGTTCCAAATTTCTTGCCTGGTGTTTTACGTGCTTCCGGTCTTGAGTGTATTTTTCCAACCATTTTTTCTCCTTATGGGTGTTTACTTTAAAGACCAGTATTTGTCAATACTAATCCTTGTTTTCCACTTTAGTTATAATTTTTGCATGTTTCGTTCCTCCCACATAGAGTCCAAACCATGCTGCTCCTGCACCTACAATCACCGAAACAAAGGCCGATTGGGCGTTTGTCGGATCAGGAAGTTGCATAAACCACTCTGTAGTGCGCCAAAAAGCAACACCATATAATGTAATTAATAAACGTGGAAATATTCTCCACGCACTAAGACGCTCTGGTGAAATCATTTTTTCTTAAATAATCCTTTAACACCAGGAGCCATTCTCACGCCCATGCTGACGCTGCAGCTTAAATATAAGAGGTGCTTATAATAATCCGGCAATTTATGGAGTGCCTCAAAGCCTCGTTCCACGTGTTCTGTCATTCCAGGAATGAAGACCAAAATTGCTGGAATCATTAAGGCAAGCAAAACGAATTCGTCTTTCCAGCTTCCCTTCATTTGATCAACAGCAGACGCTTCCCACGATACTTCGCCGGCGATCTGTTGCTGTTTCAATTTAGTATTAGCTTTTATTTCTGTGAGCTTGTTCTCGGCCTTCGCTTTCTTGGTTTCTATGAAACCGGAAACCGCTTGTCCAGCAACGCCTAGTAATGGTTTAATTAATAATTGTAACATATTTATCCTAAACTCCTTATACCATTATTATACATATTTCCTCACACTTATCATACTCTGTGTATATTCGCCATCATATTCTCAAACATTTCTTGATTTCGTGGTTGTCCGGGGTTTTTGAGAGATGCGTAATATTCAGGCATTGATGAATTAAAATTTCCCCTGTTTTTCATTAAAGTATTCCACCTTCTTGCCATAATCCCACCTAGATCAGCTATAGAACCGCCATAATTGCCACCACCTGGCCAGCTCCAGCCTCCCCAGTTGGGACCAACTGGTCCGTCAACGCCAGTCTGAACCTCAGTCTCCCAAGGGAAACCCCCTTCTCCATAATTCATCATGTCATGAAATTGACTTTCAGTTAACCAGATGGGTTGTCCTGTGTTAGGATCCTCACCAGCATAAAAAGGATTCCATAATCCCCCACCAGTATACCAATCGTCTCCGTGGTCCGGTAGTGGATTACCCCATATGTCTTCTGTAAAAAAAGCACTATCAGGGTCTACCCAGTCATAGCTTAGACCACCATATGCGCTTATAAAATCTTCTACATCAGAAGTCTGCCCTGGAACATAATTTATAGGCGGATCAGTTCCTACAGGGGGATCCCAATAACCATCGTCCTCATAATAATCATCTTCAGATTCTTGAATTACTGTGGGGGAATCTCCAAATTCTCCTTGTGGGTCATTTCCCCATCCAAAATTATTGTTACTAGGAGGAGCCCATCCAAAATTATTGTTACTAGGATGACCCGGAGAATTACTTGGAGATGAACCGCCAACATAACTGTCTCCTGAGGAACCCCATGGTCCTGATGTTCCGAATCCACCTGGCATTATATATCAAACAACAAATTATTGTCCCTCTGAATATTTTTTAATCTTTCTATTTCATTTAATGCTTCTGCTTGATCTTCTAAATTTTTATCAAAATCGAATGCAACTCCTTCAAAATCATCTTCGGTTAAATTAATGTCAGAAATCAAATCCTCTCCACCTGTTTTATTTATTAAATACCCTGTTTTAAGTAAACGATCTAAAAGTTCTTGGTCAGTCCATTCACCTTCTTCCATATTTTCTTTTGCTGCTTTAAATAAATCCCATGGTCCCTCAAACGCATATGGAAAATTAGTGAAGCCAGTTGGATCTGGAAGTGTAAATACTTTATTAAATACTTCTTCATTGAATATCTCGTCTGTTGGTTTCTCAAAAGTTTCAGGTGGTAAATCCGTAATGGTAATATCCGCGTTGTAACCAGGATAAGCGATTCCAGGAGGAAACGGCCCCCGAGGAATGCGGTCGTCAATCGTCTCCGTCAGGTCTTCCAAGAAAGGTATTTCAGGAATTTTATCATATTCTCCGACACCTTCCGGAACCCAGCTAAGATCGCGTTCCAAAGGCAATCTCTTACTTTTAGGTAAAAATTGTTTTGCCCAGGTAGCACCTGGAATAAAATTCTCCGCTCCTTCCATCAAGGACCCTAGTCCGGAGGCAATGGGGAATTGATCCCTATACCAGTCCTTTCCAAAACCGGCTTTTGGGAAAGGATTGTATTCGTCTGCATAGACCGCGGCTCTATTATTGCCACTAAATAAAGACCCTACATCGCCAAGGAAACCTTGGGCCCTAGAGGGGTCTTGAAACATTGTTCTCCCCGTTCTTCGTGCACCCGCAGGAAGGTCTCTCGTATCAATGAGACGTGCGCCACGGTCACCACCTTTTGCCTGATTCGCCAACATTTGAAACATGTTACGCTGTTCATTCATATCAGTCGTAACAGCCGGTCTATGTTGTAAAACATTTTTAGCCGCTCTCCAATTACTTGGCTCTCCTTGAGTGTCTAGCTCTGTATACCAATCAGCAGGACGGGACATCAGCCAATCTGGGTTCTCCAGAGTGGCTCGACGTTCCCTTACTGCGTTAGCATTTTGAATAGCTCGATTGTGCAAATGCGCTGATCTTCTATCGTCCCTATCCGTGAATGTGACCATTATGCACCTGGTAAAATTATGATTTTAAGGACAACAAGAATTATGACCACTAAAATTCCGGCTTTTATCCAGTCCTTCAATTTCCATTCATTCCATTCTTTGAGATGTCCCCATAAATCTTTTAATAAATTCATGTCTACCTCCTTGTTAACATTGTTTATCTTTCATCCCACCACTTACTCGACCTCCATGGTGTTTCCTCTTGGTCTTTCCGCCTTTCTTAAGCTTCTTGACCTTTCCCCCTTTTTTAATCATCTGCAGTTTCTGCCCTGTATTCTTGGCAAAATCCTGCGCCTGTTTGACGCCTGAAGACGTATAGGGAAACTTTTTACTTCCTACTGTTGGCATTTATTTTTCCTCCTTTAGCCATCTGGACCGAAGTCCCATTCCTTTGGGGCTTACAACGCCCCCTTTATTCTTAACTATCTTGCTTCCATGCTCTTTCGTCCACTTCTCGGCGATCTGAGGCTCTTTCGCCCATAAGTACTTTCTTTGTTTTTCTGACTTGAACGGCATGATATCTCCTAATGTATGGTTGGTTTTTCTTCAGGCCTGAATTGACCTAAGAATTCCTCAACGGCGTGGAAACTGTCGGCTACCGCCTGGAACATTCTTGCCGTGTCGTGCGGTCCCAAGGAGTCAGCATACATGTTGCGCGTGACCGCCATGAGTGACGAGCACACGAGCATGTAGTCTTCCTGAGTCTTGATCTCGCTTCGAACGAGATCCTCAATTTTCTTCATGCTGTCACTTATTTTTATTAGTGCCCTGTCCATTTCCCTTGTTTTTTGCGATTCTTTCATTTGATTGTTCCTTCATTGCCTCTCTGGAAGTGATGATGTTCTCCTTCATCATAGCCATTGCTTCGGCGTTTTGCTGCTTATCAGTTTCTGTCGCCATTTTCATGATGTCAATGCTTGTCTGTGTTTCAAGCTTGTCACGTTCAAGATCCATCTTCTCTGAATCCATGATCATGTCTTTCTGCATCTTAGCCTGAACTTCAGCCGCCCGCAAGTCAATTTCCTGCTGCTTCAGTTTCACGAGTGGATCCTTAGGCTCCTTGCTCATTCGCGCCTCTTCATCCTGTGACAGTTGCGCGGTCAGTTTAGCTTCGAGCTGCGCCTGTTTCGCCGCCATCTCGTTCGTCAGCTGTTCCATCTGTTGTTGCATCTGCTGCACTTGCTGCTGCGCCTGTGGATTCTGCTGCGCCTGTTGCATCGCCTGCTGCAGCTGTTGAAACTGTTGTTTATATTGTTCCTGAATCTGCTGTCCCGCCATCAAGGCAATGTGCTCTGATATGTGCGACTGCAGTATTGAGTAAAGCTGCGGATTGATCTGCACCATGCGCGTGAACATGAATTCCGAATGTCCTTGTATGTGCGCTGAATGGTCCTGGAACGGAAACGCCTTAGGGGCTTTTCCCTTCATCGCCATTGCATTCTCAGTCGCCGGCCCCGTTGGTTCCGGCTGCTCCGGATCAGGTTTAAGTATGGCGTCAACATTGTCAACCCCCATCGCCTGATACATTCTTCGATACGCCTCGCGTATATTGTGAAGCTGCGGCGCCATTGTCGCCAGTTGTAATTGCTGCTGCGCCAGCGTGATTCGCTGCGCCATTGAAAAGATGTTCGGATCGGAAATCGGCAGGATGTCCACACGGTCATCAAAGTCCGACTGCTTGATCATTCTATTCCCACCTACAACCTGATAAGGATATTCCGGTGGAAGATACAGCTGGAAGACCTTTGCGAGAAGAGCGAACTCGCCCCTCTGCGCGTAATGGCAGCGCTTGTGAATCGCGCTCATGACTTTAGTTCCACGCTCCAATAAAGCGAGTGTGGTTCCAACCGGATTCTGTTCATTACCTTCACCAAGCTTCATGTCGGCGATCGCCGCGAATGATTTTCCCGCGTCAACCGCGAATCCCAGTAAAGCGAATAGAACCTGTGAAGGCTCCTTGTAAGGAAGTGGAAGGAGTGATTCCTTGATGGAAGTTCCCGTCACGTCCACGTCCCTGAATTCCCCCGGCTGCAATGGCTCGTCATGGTCGCGTATTCGCATTCCACGCGCCTTGAAGCCTGCTGGAAGGTTCGCGAGTGTGCCAGCATCAATTAACTGCCGCAAAACACTTGTTGCTGTTCGCGATAACCCACCCAGCATGTGTATGAGACCGAAGCCGTAAAAGCCCAGTCCTGGGAGGAACTTGTAGTGTACAAAATAAGAAGTCTTGTGAACGTCCTTGTCATCTTCCTTCCAGTTTCTTCTTATGGACAGGACGATTTGTGAAAACTTGTCAATGGTGATGATGTACGGCATCTTGATGCCGTTTTCATTCTCGAATCCCGGCACGTCAGCGTTGACATGCATCTCCAGGATTTCATGTTCGTCATCATCGGAGGCGTATTCCTTCTGCACGCCCTCCAATGTATTCACCTTTTCGGTGACCTCCGACGGATCGACGGTTCCTGTCGGAACCTCGACGTCGCGATAAAATTGGCTCACCTGCATTTTACGCAGCTCGTTGTTGTTCATCTTTATTATGTGTGTAACACGTTCTGCAGATTCCAGGTCCGTTGCCATATAATTAATAATAAGATCCTCGCCCGTTACGAACTTGGATACGGCGCGTGCCAAGATTGGGTCATAATAGACCTTCTTGAACGCTGAGCCGGCCAACGGCAGATAGAAAAGAAGCTGATCCATCTCTGGATCAAATTCCTTCATCACCGTCGTGATTTGATAATTCATAAATTCCTGCACTCGTTTCGCCTGCTCCATTATTTCAGGAGTCTGCAATCCGATGACTTGGGTACGTACGGGGCCGCTTGGGGGGAGAAGTTCCTTATATGCTTGGGCTTGAAACTGCGTTACAGATTCAGCCAATAAAGGATGTACGACCCCTGACGCACCTTCGAAGGGCTGGGTTCGGTTTTCATATTTGAAACCGAGCATGTCAAGTCCTTTGACGTAGGTGTCTTCCCAGTCCTTCCTTGACTCCCTGTCCGCTTCGAATGCTGCAAGCAAATCACTTGAGAATTTGCCTAACTTTGACTCATCGACGTAATCCGCGAGGTTTCCGTCGAAAGGAATTTGTGACTTATCAACGGGGGCGTTCGGATCGAAATTGACCTCGGCTCCACCGTCAGGTGTCTCCGTCAATTCAACGTCCGATTCGAAATCAACCACCTGTTCCGGCAGCTGTATCTCCTGACCCACTCCGTCCATGTCGAGTGCGCCCTGCAATGCCTCCATCGCCTTGTCTATGTTATTTTTTGGATTTTTTCTTTTTGCCATTATGTAACCTCTAGTGGTGGAACCACGTCATTCAAAATGCCGTACGGCTCCGGTCCGCTTTTAGGCGGAACCGTCTTTGCCAGTCCGCCGTCCTTGTACGCCGGAAGACCTTTTGAGATCTTCTCCGCCGCTTTGGGGTTTCCCTTGATCATCAGCGTCGGCACGTTGTAGAAGACCTTCTCAGTGCTGTTCTTGTGCGTTGACTGGATTGCCGTTTCAAAGTAGTCGGCGCCTGTTTTCGCACGCACCTTCTTGATTGCGTTGTTAAGAATTGGCCCATAAGCCTCTAGATTCCCCCTGTAGCTTTTGTCCCCCGGCAGCAATCCCCTGTTCTTGATTGCCGGAGTTGAAAAAGCCACACCGTCGTATTTACCATCTTTTGCCATACGAAGCAAATACTTAATTGCGAATTCCATGTAATCCTGTGAATTCTTGAAAGGACCTTCAGGAACGCCGCTGTGGTCGCCAACCGCGCCCTTCGCCTTTTCAATTCCCCTTATCTCCTCTTTCGCCGCGTAGAGCTTCTGCAACTTATCCGACTTTGGATTCGTCGCCAGGAGCCTTTCTATCTGTCTTTGTATGTTCGCCATCTGCTCCAAATTAGCCGTCGCGACCTCCACGTCCTTTCTTGGCGCGTAGCGCGATTTCTTAAGCGCTTCCTTGTAAGCAGCTGAACTCGTGTCACCTTGCGCCTCAAGCTTTCTCATCTTTCTTAAAGCCGCCGAAATCGGCTGGTGCATGTCGGACTGAATCTCCTCCACGAAGATGAACTTGTTTCCGTACTCATCGATCCGATCGGAGAGGCGTACCTGCATGAACGCGTTATCGCGTTTCGCCGCTCCAAACTCATGAGCGTATTTGTATGTCGGCTCCGCCGTACGCGGACCCTTCGGTTTCCACCTGAAAAGCATCTCCCTTGAATTTGACCCTCCAGGAAGAACCTGTGACGTTTCCCACCTGGGCGTGTCAACGAACGCGGATTTCTCCATTCCGACTCCGCGCCTTCTAGTCGCCCCCAGCATGTCCGTCATCAGCTGTTTTATCTCATAAGGGACGCTTACGTTAGTCGCGGGAATTCCCTCCGACGTCACGTTCTTGATTCCGTACATCTTATCGAAAAGATCATCCGTGCTAGCGAGGAACTTCGGCATCTCCTTGTGATCGCCTATATTCTTTGATCCTTGCTGAAGGAACCGTATGATTCCTCCCGCCTCAGGCGAGTACGCCTGCGGATCCATCCGCTGGACTATCTCCTTCAATCGCGGTGAAATGTCGTGTTCCTTTCCTAGGATGTCCACCTTGAATTCGGGGACGGTCGAATCAAACTTCCGCACGAGGTCAACCTTCGAGACCTGCTTTCCGCTGTTGGCCTTCAGCCACGGGCCGATGGACGTGTCCATCATCTCCGATTCCCGAACGCCGCGCTTCGCGAGAAACTCGGTCCACTGCCGTCCGCTCATGATTGGGGGACCCTTGATGATCTCCTCGCGTGAGCGGTAGAACATCGCCGGGACGTCCTCCGGTTTTCCCGTCACGGGTTTTCCGGGCTTGACCGGTTTTGGCTTGATCTTTCCTACCGTGTAATCAATTATTTCTTCATAATATTCAGCTGACCCTTCCACGTCCTTTTCACCTTTAAGCCATGAATCAGCTTCCTTCTT